GATATAATATAAAGGACTTTTATAATACTGCAACTAACTTTGGCTTAGCGAGAAATAATGCGTTTCGTATTAAGGATATTACTGGGCCAGCTGGGTCCTTAATTAATAGGGATACCAACCAGTTATTAATATTTGCTAAGGATGGTACTATTCCTTCAAGACAAATAAGTACTGGAAAAGTAAACTATAAAGCATTTACTTTTGTAGTGCCGCTCGAAGCTCAATATCCAGAGAATGCAAGCTGGAAAGTAACTTTTTATAGTGATTCCCAATACGCTTTAAGGCAGTTAATGGAGGCATGGAGTGTTGGTACCTATAATGAACATAACAATACATCCCTTTTTGATTGGACAGCTTGTAATATACAAATTGACTTAATTGATTATTATAATTCAGATCCTATTCGCGGAGTTCCGGGGGATATGCCAGTCCATAGAACATACACGCTAGTTGGTTGTTTTCCAACCAATATAGGGCAAATATCGTATGATAATACCTCTACCGGCTCGATTGTAACATTAGATGTTATTTTAGCATTCCAGTATATAATTTCAGAAAATTAATTATATAACTTTTTTATATAAAAAACACTATTTAATACATAAATATATTATATGTCACAAGGAATACAAGAATTCTATCAAACCGCTGCCGCACGCGGGTTTCAAAGAGATTTCCAACTAAGAATTGCTGTTTGGAAAATTATAAATTCTCCCGTGCTGACCGACATTGATACTGTGTTACTTAAGACTGCGACTTTGCCGCAAATGGAGACTACAATAAACCCAGCACCTTTTATGGGATTAGAATTTAATGTTCCCGGCACTACAAAATTTCCAGGCTCAAAAGCATGGAACTTAGAGTTTTATATGACTCAAAAAGCTAATTTAAGAGAAAGTTTTATTGTTGCACTTAGAAATAATTTTAATATTGATCTTTCAATCGGCAATTTGCAATTGCCACCTCAAGACTCCACTGTACAGTTCTCTTTAGTAAATGACAATTTAAATGAAATTACTAGATATATGCTACACGGCGCGTTTATCGCGTCTGTTGGGGAGGTCTCTTTTGATTTAACTGGCAGTGGCGCAATACAAAAATTGCCAGTAACAATTGCATATCAATATTGGACTAGCGGCCCATTTAGCGAGAATCTCGGAAGCCCTAATAACACCCAGTCAACTGAGACATCAGTTGGCAATGCCTTTATAGCCGGCGCTGAGGCCGGTTTCCGTAACTCCGTGGGCAACGGCTTTGACATTACAAATCGTCTTGGATAATTTATGGGCTTTCTATCAAAACTATCTTCGTTCGGAAAAAAGTTAGGTAAATCAGTCGCCACCAGTGTTGGTGGGGCGGTAGCTCAGCGTGCTGGTAACGCGTTAGGGAAAGGCGTCAACTCGGCCGCAAATAATTTTTTGTCTCGGGTCTCAGGACAAGTCCCGCCCATAGGAAATTTTCCGGGTAAAGCATTGGCACCGCTCAGTTCAGCTGCAATAAAACTAACCCCGCCTAAACTTGGTGGTATATCCAATGTTGTAAAACTGGGCTCTCAAAAGTATGGTAAAAATCCGTTCTGACGATAAGTCAGTAGTCGACTTTCACGCTTATGACACAAACCATAGGTCCCAGAGCTGTCCCAAACTCTGATGCAAGTGAGTTAAGTTTATTTAGAGAACTTTTAGGGAGTCCGGAATTCTCTATACCACTTGGTTCTAACTTTTTTATACAGATAGCAAATATACCGACAGCGATAGATAGTACTGATAATTTAAACTATTTTGAACCTGCTAGAAGTGCCGGGTGGAATATAGTTGATGGTACAAACAATTTAATTAGGGTACATAATAAAACGGGAAGAAATGCTAACGGGGCCTGCTTATTCGCAAACGGAATAACCCCTCCAGTAGAAGCTATTAATGTAGCTAGAGTAGGGATGAATGCGTCTTTTAATGAGCACTCGGGTGGTTTATTAGATGGGGTAGTTACTAAAAGCCGTAAGCAACAGGACTCAGTAGCTATATCGTTTTTAGAGACAAATCAATCGTTTATAGATTTTGTTATCCGTCCGTGGGTAATTTTAACTGGGCATGTAGGATTAATAGCGAGAGCCCCGGGCTCGGTTGATGATGTAAAGACCACTATTACAGCTACGTTTTTTTCGAGATGGAATGGGGAAGTATACCCACGGAAAATATTTACGTTTTTTGGTTGTGCGCCTGTTTCTATAGATACTGCAACAGCGTATGATTACGGTACAAATGCAGTTAATACTATTAAAACTACCTGGGCATATAATTACTATACTCTAGCATTTACAAAAATACCTGTTAATACTGTTGATGAGAATTATGTCACCGGCGACGGTCGTATTGTTGGATAAATTATATAATTTCCGATTAAGGGGTATGCTAGTAGAGGACTTATATACTACCAGGCGTAATTATAATTAATGGGGTTTACTTATAATGTAAAGTTACCGGGATTTAATAACAGGATTTTCCAGGCTCGCGAAATTAATGGTGCCTTGTATCGTACAATAGTTAAATCCCTTTATAACGCCGATGACTCCGCGTTTATTCAATGTATCAATAACGCTATTGAATACATTATTCCCGGGATACTCCAAGAGGATATTAATGTTGTAGACAAGTTGTTATTATTGATAAACACTCGCACAATATGCGTGAGTCCTGACTTAAAGCTTAGAGTTACTTGCCCGGTCACCAAGAAGGAGTTTAATTATACTTGCCGGTTAGATGAATTGTATGAGCAACTAGAAAAATTAGAATATACTAGAACTATAACTGTAGAAAATATAGAAGTAACTCATTCTATAATAAAAGCCCAGCATGAAGCAGTATTTTTTGATGCAAAAAACAATGAGGTGCTACTTCCTTTTTACCAGCTCGCTTCAGCGGTAGATAAAATAGTAATAGATGGTAATACGATGTTTTTTAAAGGCATATCCTTAGAGTCTCGAGTACAAATAATAGAAAGTTTACCATTAAGCGTAAGCCAAGCATTATTCGTATCTTTAAATGAGGTAGAGAATAGTTTAGCTGATAAAAAACTGCTTTATGTTATATCACCAATGTCAGGACAACCAGCGGTCAATATGCCGGTATCAACCAATGTAAATTCTTTATTACGGGTGTGTAAGTTTATCTTCACTGACGACCTTGCAAATCTTTATAGAATAGTTTTTAATCTCGTTAATTACGTAGGGTTTTCTGCAGATTATCTTGACAATATAGCACCCGCTGAGCAGTTATTATATTGGTCTTATTATCAGCAATCCCAACAAAAAGAAGATACCGGGGTTAGTACTTCCAATAAAGTCGCCGGGTTCCCTCGGGATGTACCAACAAGCCGATCAGAATTCGGTTAATTGATTTTTTTACTTTCTTTATAAATACTATTATGCAAAATATAAATGACATCTTGAAAATGCTTGATACAATCAACGCGGATAAAGCGGTTGAAATATATGTACCTTCACTGAAGCGAGGTGTTAAATTTAAAAGCATTAACACTGGCCAACAAAAGAGTTTAATTAAAGCTGCCATTGATAATCCTGTTTTTCAGACTCGCTTAGTATATGCTACGTATGAGATTATATCAGAAAATTGCTTAGAAAAGGATTTAGCTAAAACATTAACCTATATTGATGGTATATCTGTTCTTATGCAGCTAAGATTGCATAGTTATGGGGCTAACTATCTTGCTACTATACAAGAAGAGGTATATACCATGAATATATCAACGATATTGGATAATTCTAAAACAGTAGAGTTTCCAGGATTAGAAACGTTTACTGATACTGTTTATACAATTAATGTTAATATACCCACTATTTTTGAGCATTATGAAAACGAAAAACAAATGCGCGGAAAAAAAATAACTAATGAGACCGAGACAGTTAATGCAGTAGAAGTAGTAGGAGATGCTTTCATTGCTGAAATTTCAAAATATATAAAAGAAATATCTGTTAATACCGGGGATACCCAAGTAGCTTTAAATTATAAAAACTTAAATTACGAACAACGGTATCAAGTACTTGATAAATTACCGGTAACTTTAGTAAAGAGTGTAATGGGGTATATAGAAAAAGTAATTAACCTGCAAAGACAGCTATTAACGTTTAATGGTACTAACGCTCAGGGGGAAGTTAAGCCGGCTATAGTATCCATGGATAGCTCGTTATTTAACTTAAACGATTCCTAAAGCTAATCTATGTGCCTAAATATTGTATATGGCACGCAAGGATAGTTTAAAAATAGCACCGAAAGGGGAGGAGGCCCATCCGCAAGACCTTGTGGGGGATATTGAGGAAACCAAAAATAAGACAATAACTAAAGCAACCCAAGCCCCAGCACAAGCGCTACCAAAAACCAATCAACTTTCTGAGGAAAACCCGCGCCCTGCAGGGCGGAATGTATTACCAGCAAATTTTATACAAGCAATAGCAGGGTTAACAGAATCCACCAATACCTTAACGACTACATATACTACATCTCTTAATCATCTTATTGAAGCTGTAAAAGAAGTACAGCAATTATCAAAAAAAGCTCGATCCCAGAACGCTAAATTAATAAAGATTATACAGATAACGCAAGGAAAATCAGAAGAAGTAAACGAAAAAACTATAAAGTCTCTTAGTCTTCTTATAGGCAAATACGTAAAAGAACCAGATAAAAAACGTTCTATAAAAGAACGCTTTTTGGAGGACACAATTGAGGGGCAGATATTTAATTCTAATATAGTTAGAAAATTAACACGGCGGCGTTCCCAAGAACAAGAAAAAGCTGACGCAGAAAAAGCTGAAGCAGAAAAACAAACTGGTTCTGAGACTGAAACTAATACTAATGTAAATGTAGATACACAAAAAGAGACAGCGACACTCGTCACTAAAAAAAAGGATAACATTACCGTACCTAATTCTGATGTTAATGCAGATGAGAATGTACAAACTGCAGCTGAAGCATTAAAGAATACACCACTACAGCCAGTAAAAGTTATGGAGTATGGCGATCGAGCGATCGATCAGCTACGCCTGCTCTTTAAAACTTATATTAATGTAAAACCCAAATCAACTGGAGATGGCAGTGGCGGCGGAATTGGCGGCGCTGACGATAACAGCGGTGGTGGTAGTGGCCTTTTAGGACTTCTCAGCGCTGGTGGCACTGGCGCCTATGCCGCCAAAAAGTTGTCGCGATCAGCCGCCGATTCGGCCGGCAGGCGTTCGACGGTAGC